AATGGCAGTGATCTTATTAGAAGACACACCACCATATATACTGCCTGAACACAACCCATTAAAGATATAACTTCCTGTATCAACGAATTGTTCGACTTCATCAATTTCTGACGCCAGTTTCGTATATTCATCCCCAATCTCTTTTACAATATCACTTAAGAAGTCCATGTTTAATCATCTATACTAGTAAATTTTTTCCAATAAGGAGTTGATCCACTCACTATGTGAATCATTCTTGATAGAGTTTGAACCTCTTCAAGAGAAAATAAAATCATCGGAGGTTTAATGGAACAATACCATACTTTGTACATTATCCAAAGAAAGAATCTAGGTTTACTGTTTTTTCTACACTCCAACCAATAGCATCAAGAATAACCTTTAAAGGATCCAAGAAAGCTTTATTGAATTGTAAGTCATAATCAATATACTTGTCAAGACCAAGTTCATGTGGGAAATCAGAAATAAATGAGATAACATTCTCACGGATAATATTCGGTTTCTTCAAATAACAAAATTTAATTTTCTCACCGTTATTGATGAATGAATATTTATTGGTCAACTTGTTCTTTTTGATATAGAAATTATATAGTAGTGCTCCTCTCACTGCGATAGGGGTTGCCTTTGAATAAATGGTTGAATGTGCCTTATACTTCTGAACATCAGAAACAGATCTAGGAAAAGAAATATCTTCAATAGGAAGTTTCTTAAAGTCACTTCTACATTGATCAATATATTCAATCACCTCATCTTCTGTTCCACTCATCATTAATTTAAGAGCATCCTTAATCATACTTCTACAAGGAGCCGGAGTTGATGATTTGACTGCCTCAATACCCATGATCTTAAGTTTAGGATCTTCATACCTAACTCCCTCACTATCCCACACATTCAGGATATATCTCTTCTTGGCAGTCCAGATACCACGATCTGCAATGTTCTCTCTCTTCATTTGCATCTTCTGATCGTATGCATTCACATACGTCGCAAGATCTTGATAAGAGGATTCGATGAACGGTTCCAATTTCTCTTGACAGACCTTGTCAATGATCGAAACAACTTTACTCGTATCACTAACCTTATCACCAAGAAATTTATCAACAATAGGTCCAAAGTTAAGATAGATTGAATCGGTGTCAGATGCAATGACATAATCCACATCTTCTGTAGAGAGTAGTTTATTTAGGTATCCATTCATATGATTTTCAATCCAACGAATAGATGTCTGACCAGACATAGTAATCGCTTCTGCATTAGCAAGTTTAAAGTACCTGAAGTATGCATTACCAATTGCACCGTAGGCAGAGTTCAAACAAATCTTTCTCACCATCTGAAAGTTATTAAACTTGGCAATATCTTTGATTGTTTGTGTTCTCTGTCTACGAAGAACTGGATCTTTATTGATCTTAAGTTTGGACTCAATATCAACCAATTTCTGTTTAGACTTCAACATCTCATTCTTGAATGCCTTACGTTCCTCATACATCTTCTCCATCAGTTCAGGCAGAAAACCCTTCACATCCTTACGATACATTGCACCATTGGCACAAACCGCATAGTCACTATACGAATCAAACTCAATCTTCTCATCAAGAATCTTTTGAATGGTGACTGATGGATGTTTCTCCTCCTGAAGAGTTTCAGGTGAGATATTGTATTGCATAATTAAATGCGGATAAAGCGAATTCAAATCAAAACTCACAACCCAATTATAAACACCAGGTGTAGGTTCCTTCACATAGGCACCAGCAAACTTATCACTCTTATCGGTCTGTGTCTTAGGAGGAATAACAATATTCCTCTTCTTCAAATAGTTATAGATGATAGAATCCCAAAGACGAACTTGAAACATTGGATCACCAAAGTTCACCTTACCATCATATGCCATGGTAATAACAAGTTCAATCAGTTTCATCTTGTCTTCCATACGGTCAACAAGTTCTACGTCAACAATATTATAATCAACGAACTTTTTCCAGTTACCTGTATAGAAATCTTTAAAGGTATCAAACTCACTATGATCCAGTTTCTTCTGTCCCAGTTCAACTTCTGCAATGAAGTCCAATCGATATGACTCACGATTCACATAGGTAAACTTCTTATACAGTTCCAGATAGTCCAGGTCTGTGATACCACCAATATCATAGATATAAAACATACGACCATTGATCCAGGTCTCCTTCTTAGTCGCGAGGCCCCATGGAGACAAGTTCCTAAGGGCTCTTTCACCCAGAACCTTATCAACCCTTCCACAAATATATGGGATGTCATACAGACGGGTATTCCAACCAGTCACAACATCAGGATAATCAGCCATCCACCAATCGATGAATGCAAGGAGCATGTCCCTCTCTTCAGGATAATAATGATAAACAACATTATCTTGACTAGGAGTATATGGTTTTCTACCCCAGGTTGTAATTTTCTTGGTTGCATAGTCCTGAATAGAGATAGTCAACATCTCCTCAGAACAATGTTCAGGATCAGGAAATCCTTCTTCTGATGCAACCTCAATATCAATGGTCACAAGTTTCATCTTCTTGATGTCAAACTTGATCTCATTCTGAGGATATTTGTCAGAGATATATTGGTAAATATACCTCTCATTTCCATAGATCTTGAAGTTCTCAATCTCCTCGTACTTCTTAAAAAAGTCTCTACAATCTCTTACTGTTCCAGGTTGAATAGGTTCTACACATTCACCTTCCAATGTTTTATATTTTGTATCTACCTTAGATTTAACATACAGAGTTGGACGATAATTGTCATCACGATATTGGACTCTCTTACCATTTTCATAACCACGAACAAGGAACTGATTTCCAATCATCTGTATGTTTGTGTAGAAATTCATTCCTTGAGCAGTTCTTCATACATCCCTTTTAGTTTACCGTTAGGTTCCATGATTGTCAATATCTTTTCAGAGTGAATCATAAACTCATTCTGATTTGTGAGGTCCACAAACCATGGAGACAATGTCATTGTACTATAATTAAGAATAAAAGGTTCTATCAGTTTACAGTCTGGTTCACCCAGGTCTGCTGAAACCTCTTCAATCTGAGTCAGAACTAGTCTCTGATCCATCAACGACAGTAATTTGAGATTCTCTATCTTCATTTTTCTTTACTCCTTTTTCATAAGCTTCTTTTAGTTCATCAATTGGTTCAGTTGCCGTGACAACCCAATCTGCTACAACAGGAATCATCTCATCCTTACTTAGGGGCATCCATGGAGTAAGTTGCATTCTGAATGGATGTTTTTTATCTCCATCATGACCAGTTTCTTGTCCAACTAGTTTTACACGACACGGGTACCTGAGAAAGTAACCGACAACAGTTGGTTTTTCTTGATCACCCACACACATTTCTTTTACGTCGGCGATAACATCTTCACCAGACTTCAGTAGTAATAGTTTAATACTCATTTTTATATAAAACCTCTTTAAAATTATACCATAAAAAAATGGGGGTGTCCACTGGTTTGTGCCAGTGGGTCCCCGCAGCGACGATATTCCTTACTATTTAGAACCAATTCTTACGTTGATGATGTTCTGGAATAACTCTTCCTAGAATGACAGTCAACAACCCATTCTCAAACTCAACTGATCTAACTTCCGTCTCATCACTGAGAGTCCAAGATCTGGAGAAAGATCTTGCAGCCACTCCTCTGTGGACAAATGTTTTTTCTGTTTCTGTTTCTTCTCGTTGTCCTTCAACGATAAGTTTTCCTTGTTCTGTGTAGACATTAACTTCTTCTGATTTGAATCCTGCCAATGCCAATTCCAACTGTGATTCTGTATTACTTAGTTGAATTAGATTGTATGGAGGATAGTTTGATGTTTCTTGGATACTAAAGAGTCGGTCAAAGTAGTCGTCCATTCCAATACTAGTGCGTGTGATCCTGTCCATGAATTTGTCCAGGTCGGCAGCATTATACCTTGTTAGGTTAGTCATTTACTTCTCCTTTTAAAGCGAGATTAGGTTGTGTGGACCCCGAAGGCATCCATACTTATTTATAACACAACTCTCAAAAAAAGATTAGTAGGGTTTACCGTCTCATCCTTTTATTATGTATATGAGTAAGGTAAAAATTTGAATAATTGACAATAACTAAAAGGATTAATAATATAGTATTAACTGTCACTTATTCTTCTTCTTTATTATTATTACCTTTTTTACCAATATTATACTTCTGCTCCAAAGTCCACTCATTCTTATCCCTATAAGGGAGAACTTTGATTTGATTTAGTGGTGCAATGTCTTGAATCGATTCTTCAATGACAACATCAATCAAACCCCAGTCCACAAGAAGACGAGTAATACGATTACGTCGTTGTACATCATTAACTGTGAGATTTGCATATTTACCATCAAGAGCAAACAATTCTTTAAAATGAACAATATAATATCTACCCTGTTTATGAAGGATATGACAGGATTGATACAATTTCTTTTCTTTACGGGATGCTACCCCAATTCTTGTTAAAGTCTCTCTAACCTTTAAGAAATCATCAGGTTCATTTAGCTTAACCTCTACCATTTGATCTTTTGACCAATTAACCTGAGGTTCAACAGTCTCTATCATTTTTTTCCACCAGTATCAAGTCGTTGTTTAATAAAATTAAGTTGCTCATGGGATAAAATTTTCAAAGCCTGAGATGCTTTCTCATTGCTATAGCCATAGTATTGTTTTACACAATCTAAGTCTGTGACTTTATCTTTTCGGAGCCAGGGAGAGAATCTCTTCCTCTTTCTCAATATATTTAGATAGAAACTATATTGCATATCTTTGTCTAGAAAACTGTACTTGTTCATCTCATTAACAAACATAATACAATCCATGTGTCCAGACAGACAACGATTGATGATATATGGTGGATATTCTTTAACCAGTGAAGGATCGTCCTGAATCAGATTCTCCTTCGTAAAGTTAATTGAATTCAACCAGTCCTTAAGTTCCATAATTTAAAGAATCAATTTCTTCTTATCTGGTGTTACCAGTTTACTTCCATAAATTTGATTATACTTTGCTTCGATACTTTCATCAAGTTCTGCAATATAAACAATATGAGTTCTATTCACTGTAATCTCAGGTTGATCCTTATCAATCACAGTCGCCCAAGGGGCAAACCCAACCTGTTGACCTGTGGGAAGAACTACCAGACCATTCTTCACAGTCACCGTAGTATCAGTCTCAGAGACAAGTTCTGCTACGACTTCTTCACCAGTAGTAATACGAAATAGTTTTACGTTCATTTGATTTGTTCCAATACATTATTAACTGAGTTGGTCAACTGACGATAACCAGTTCCAACATATATTTGACCCAAAAGTACAGAGACAGTTGCTGTAGCCCAAAAGATATAATACCATCTGGATTTTACTTGGGCCTTTAATTTCCTTCTATCTTTGGTCATCTGATTCCTTATTCCAAGGTCGTTGGTGATTAAGATTCATCCATTTTGATAGATGTTCTTTAATCCATTTAAGTATTTTCATCTGAACTCGCACTCTACCATTATTTCCGTAAGGGCTGCGAGGAAGTTGATCTCTTGGTCTGCAACGAAGGCAATCTGATACTGATACTTAGCAATAACAAGCACAGCAGCAGGAATAGAATTGTTTTCAAGGGATACAAGAAGAGTGTCGTAAATACGACGGAAAAGTACCCCAGGATCATTATCCAAATTAGAAACCACCCACTTGCGGACTTCAGAGAAGTTTTTCTCCTTAAGGTTTTTAATAAGATCATTTACAGAAACGTCAGAGAACGATGCAAGAATTGCAGAATCAATACTACCACCAGTAGAATACCTTTGACACTCATTCAGAACACGACGCCAATCAGGAAAGTGTTTATTAATAAGTTCTACGAGGACCTTACTATCATATTTAATACCTTCTGTATCCAAGATTTCTTGAAGACGTTTGAAGAATCCTGCGGCAATCTGTTGTTTCTCTTTTCCTTTGATTCCGAACTCGATACAGGCACACCTAGAATGTAGGGGTTCGATGATTTTGTTCTTGTAGTTACAGGTGAAGATGAATCGACAGTTGTTATAAAACGTCTCAATATTAGCCCGTAAGAGGAGCTGTACATCATTCCCTGTGTTGTCAGCCTCATCAATAATGATGACTTTGTGTTTAGCAGTTGATGAAAGTGATACGGTCGAAGCAAAGTTCTTGGCCTGATTCCGTACAGTGTCAAGAAATCGACCTTCGTCAGATCCGTTGATGACATAATAATCTACTCCAAGTTCATGACAAAGTGCTTTAGCAACGGTAGTTTTACCTACACCAGGTGGACCAGAAAGAAGAAGATTAGGAACCTCACCTTTTTTTACAAACTCCTTGAAAGTCTTCTTAGTACTTTCAGGAAGGATACAATCATCAATGGTCTGTGGACGATATTTTTCACAAAATAAGAAATCAGTTCTTTCAGTTTTCATAGAATTCACGAAGGTATTCATCAGTAAAAAATCGCATAAGATATTCTACACCCCATTGCAATGTTTGTGGTGGGATGTCATCAATATTTTCTTGTAAAGTCTTCATACCCTGAATAATCCTAGGAAGACCACATACCTGTGCAGTTACCTCAGAGATTTTCATAAACTCAGAATAGTCTTTATCATTTCCATGTTTGACTCCACTAATATAGAGTTCTCTTGCTTCTCTCATAAGTTCTTCAGTTTCTGAAGTAAACGTAATAGTCTCATCTTTGAGAGGAATGGCCATTCGTTTAATACATCCCATACTAAATTTCATGGCCCTACGTGTATCTTCCACAGAAAGTTTGTATGGAGCATCATCACGGTATGCGTGTTGAATGACACCATTGGTACATTCCATTACACGAAGAACAGCAATCTTATCTAGTTCTTCACTAGGAAGATTACTATAAAGTTGTTTCCAATCTTTCATGATTCACATACGTCGTGGACCACCACAGAGTATTGCGGAAGGAATTTGGGCCTGTGCAATCTTCTTGGCATCATGTTGATAATTTGCTTCAACAATCATTTTATGATATTTTGTCCCCGTAGAGGGGAGTCTATAAGTCACTTCCCAACTGGTCACATTAATCTCCAAATGTAGAATCGGGTTCAAGAGCAATCCAATAACTTAAATTATAATTCTTATTATCGAATTTTGCAAGAAGTTTTTCAGATACGATTACATTATATGTTCCAGGAATAATCTTAATATTCTCAACCTTAAAGTTGAAAACAAACTCAGAAGTAGTCTCACCTACAATAATAGAAAAATCATTAGAGGTGTCATTCTTCTTATCACGAACAACGACTTTAACAACACCGGCCTCACCAACGACAGAAAGGTCAGGTAGTTGATAAACAGAAGCAGCCTTGAGAAGTTTATCCAACTGTTGAGTGTCCAAATCAAAAGTCACATCCTCAGAAGGAAGAGTGATCTCTTTTTCAGGAGGAGTTACGATTACATTCTGATCTGCAAAGAAATACTTGGAACGAGAACGACCTTCCTTAATCACAACGTAACCTTGATTTTCAAAATCCAGATCAGGACTAGAATGGAGGTTTAGACCATTAAGGAACTGGTTCAAATCATAGATACCAAAATCCTTGGGAATATCCTCATCAATCTCAGCCTCTGCCAAGATATTCTTCATAACCGAAATAGTTCGGAGCTTGTTACCTTCTTTGAAAAGGATGGATTGATTGATTGAAGAAAAGTTCTTCAGGATGTTAACAGTCTTGTCAGAGAGTTTCATAGTCATTAAGGGAAATCACCTTTGTTTGTATTGTAGGAGTAGTTTCTTCTGTTTGTCAATAAGAATTCAGAATTCCTATTGAGGGTAAGTTTCACGTTTTGCGTTTTTGTCATTAAAGTGTAACAGAAGAACTGCATAATGCAAAATCTTCAAAATGTCACGTCTTGCCGTACCTTTCTTATCATATCGAGAGGCATACTTGAGAATGTTAGACCGACAGAATGATTCACCGTCTCCACAAGCTTCAATGAGGTCAAGTGTTTGTACACTATTACTACCAACAGCATAATGTTGGTCGTATGTACCAGAAATATAATCTGACAACTCCTTCAAGATTTCATCTTCATTATACTTTTTGATATGCCTTTGAAAAGGCCTATCAGGCAGATTAAGGTCAGTCAATTCAATTTTATCGTCCATATGTAATCCATTAATAAAAGTTATGCTGTCCATAATAAAGAGAAGGCAATATTACCTTCCCATATTATATCAAATAGTCACAGTTCTGTCAACGACCGTTAAAGTTTTTTATTGTTTCTACATCTACATTTGTTTCTACATCCAATTCAACTTGAACGTCTGCATCAACTTTGTCATATAACTCTATAAAACTCTGTTTGGTTTCATCATCGAAACGATTTAAACAAACCTGAATGGCCTTCATCTTATCATTAAAGATGGAGTATGCACGGACGATATGAACCAAACGACGAGTAGAAATAAGTTCATCCACACCACCATCAAAGAAGGTCTTACGGATGATATCAGCCCAATCACAGAGATACTTAGTAAACTGTTCGTCATCAACACCAAGTTGAACAGAAACCCGATTCAAGATCTTTTGTTCCGTTGTAGAAGATGGATATTCCTGTTCAAAGGTTACTGGAAAACGTTCAAGGAAGGCTTCGTTGAGCACATTAGTACCAATAAATCTTCCGTCTTCAGATCCTTTGCCTTTGGTGTTTGCTGTTGCAAAGATATTAAAACCTGCCTGTGGGGAAATGTTCCTACCAATCTTTTTGAGGAAAACTCCTTTCCCTTCAAGAATTGATTGAAGACAAAGGATTTTGTTTGAAGCGAGGTCCAACTCATCAAGGAGCAGGATTGCTCCTCGTTCAATAGCCTCAATGACTGGGCCATTGTGCCAGACGGTGTTACCATCAATAAGGCGGAAACCGCCAATAAGATCATCTTCATCGGTTTCAATAGTAATGTTTACACGAATGAGTTCTCTTCCAAGTTGGGCACAGGCCTGTTCAACAGAGAAAGTTTTACCATTACCAGAAAGACCCGTGATAAACGTTGGATAGAATAAATTGGACTTAATAATTTTTTTAATATCATTAAAATTACCAAACTTGACGAAGGTATCATCTTTTATAGGAATAAGGTTTTGTTCGACTCCAGGAAGTGCAGGTGGTGAATTATAACTATACTCCAATTTTTCCTGAACAGTCAAATTCCACTTACCACGACCAATTTTATATTCATCCAGTTTTTTAATAACAGTATTATATGTAGTTCCATTCATTGCACACCATGCACGAATATCACCAGTCGTTACAGTCTCACCATAAAGTTCTTGGAGAGAAGATACAATATATTCAGTAGACAGTGTCATATCAATGATGTGTTTGTTTGACTCTTATATTATAGAGTCTCCATCGATTAAATAGAGACCAAAATAGACAGTTTAAAAAGTGGTCAGACAATAAGTTGTATAAACTCATTCAGAACTTTCTTATTTAGTTTTTTGGTCTTAAGTGACTTAATAAATGCAGATTTGATTTTGGCTTTAGATGAGCCTTCATCAACATCAAACTCAGAATTTTGAGAAAGTGATGAAGAAGAAATCCCAAAATATGCATCATATCCAACCATCTTCATCGTAAAACATTTGTTCTTTCTCCAGTCCGCAAGAAGTTTACCAGTTTCGTAACCGTATCCATAGTATCTACGGATGAAATCAGTGGTATCACGACCACACAACAAACGAATACCAATGAAATTTACAGAAGGCAATTCATCCCTCAAACACTGAATAAGAGAGGTAGTAAATTGCCACCATTTATCAGAAATTGAATAAGTTACCCCAGTCTTACGATTACGAAGATAATCACTATGAGGACGAAGACGACGCCTAGACCAACGACCTAAATAATCTGAATCATTTTCTTGTTGGGAACTAAGATTTTCTTGATCTCTACCAATCCAACGATCTGCGCCAAGGTGATTAGACTCACCATCAGTCAGAATAACACACTGGGTCTTTTCAGTACCCCACTTACTTTGAAGTGAAGGAATGAGTTTACGAAGAGTAATAATAGTTTCATTAAGTGGAGTTCCAGAAAGACCTAGACGAGGTGGTTCAATACCAGAAGAAAAATAGCGATCTTGTGCAACAATAACCCGGAAAATATTCCTCATCTGTTTATCAAGAACTTTTTGAGAAGTATCAGATGTAAAGAATTCCATTAAAGAAAATTCATTACCAATATGAAGGGTTCCTGCTTTTCTAATATAAGGACCATCTTTACAGAAACCATAATCATCATATACAATATCATTATTGAACTGAGAAGTGAAAGCATAGACAGAGAAAGGAATACTAACTTTCTTACAAAACCAAATTAAACTGTAAAGTTGTTTAATAGTGTCTTGCATAATTGTCCCCATAGAACCTGACCAATCCAAAATAAAAACCAAACCATGATTCTTACCATCAGGGAATGTTGTTACTTTCTTGAATAAATCTTCATTATGCTTGTAAGTATGAAGTTTAGTACAATCAAGGATACCAGTTCTTGATACAGAGGCACGAGCATAAGAATTTGCAGACTTCTTCATCTCAAACTCTTTTACCAGATAGTTGACTTCTTTCTGGACAGTCTTTTTGAATTTGTTATATTCATTATCTGGAAAATTAAATAATTGAGTTTGAGGACTCCTTGTATAGGGAACCCAAAAATCTTCGATATAATCATGAACTTCTTTGTTAGTGTTGATGACCTTACTAAGATCAATATCAGGAATTTCAAGATAGGTACTGGGATACGCATTAAGGTCTACCAGATCCTGTATTTTACTTGTAGATGCTGTATCAGTCTTCACTTCAATATTATCGGAAGATTCTTCTTCCTCCATATATTCTTCTTCAACATCTTCTTCCAATATCTCTTGTGGTTGACTGTCAATAGGATAGGAGTTTTCATCAGAATGTGAAGGAGATTGTGTATTCTCACTATCACTCTGTGGAAGTTTAATATTTATTTGTTGTTGTTGTTCGTTCTCTTCTTTACAAAATTTGTAAAGAACAAGAGCAGCAGATTGTGTATCTTCAAATGTGTTGACGGCACCAATAATATCTACAATCTCCTTCTCTTTTTCTGTAAAAGAAATATTAAGGAAACTACCGATCTTAAAGTAAATATTGATCCTGTCAGCCAGGTTCATCTTATTGATATCATGATCCCCAATTTCAAAATAATCTTTCTCATAAAACTCCTTGTATCCACGATAGAAAGTTTTAGAAAGACCAGAGAACTTACGTTTGATCAGTTTCTCAACACGAACATCTTCCACCACATTCAAGAACTGGTGGGGAACTTCAGAATCCCAGTCCTCATTAGGTGTGTAAAGGGCGTGAGAAACTTCGTGAGCAACCAATAGGTCATATACTACATTAGAAGACTTCTGCCACAAAGGAAGGGTCAGAACACGGGTATCAACGTTGAATGATGCGGTATCTACTCTTTTATTTTCAACAATAAGATTTTCTGTGGCCAGGAGACGAGCCACATTACCTTTGACTTCTAAGTTAACGGTCATGGTGTTTCGTTTGGTATGTAGCTAATATAAAACGAAACCTCCCTTTTTGGGGGAGGTCGGGTGACACTTCTTGAATTGGCGAAGAGATTCTCTTCTGGCCCTCATTGCTTGAGGTTTAAGTTTTCTTTTCTTCTCCTTCTTGGAGTGATGTTGCCAATTTGGTGTAGTCATCTAGATACCTGTCAGATGCAGTGTCGGTAATTAAAGTCATTCCAGACTGTCTGAATTTTTTAGACAAGTCTACGGGTGTTTTGTGTTGTTTCTTCATGATACTATAGTAGAGAATCCTTTGATCTTTTCATACCTTATGACACTTTGAAATTTGTCTTCTAAACCTCCTTTGTGAGAGATTACAAATATGTTAGCATCTTTGATTACAAACCGGATAATTTTTAGGAACTCATCAGTTCCCATACCATCCAGTGAAGAATCAAATACCTCATCCATAATAAGGAGATTTGTGTTAACTGAATTCTTGAATCGGGCTACTTCTCTCCAGGTAAACAACAATGCCAGATCGATTCTCATCTTTTCTCCTTCAGAGAATGAAGAGTACGAGAAGTCCTCATGAATAGGTGATTGAATTGTCTCGTCAAACTCCTCATTCAACTTAAAGTTGATGTAGAAATCCATCATCTGTAGGTACTTATTAACTTGTTGATTAATCAGAGGTAGATACTTTTTGATGATTTTTGATTTTACTCCCCCATCTTTTAAAAGACTATAGGTGAAGTCAAGATAAAAGATATCTTTTCTTTTTTCAACAAGTTTGTCGTATGTGTTCTTTAATTTTTCTTTAAGTTCAGCTAACAGATTGTGTTCAGTATTTCGGTTTGCAAGCTGATCGGTAATTCTTTGAATTTCCGATTCCAGATCTCTGATTTGTCGTTGACATCCAGTGATTTGAGTATTGTTTTTAGAAATACCATATGTGAGTGTTGAAATCTCCTTATTGAGGGAAATGAGAAGACGTTCCTTTTCTTCTTCCTCTTTAATTGCTTCTTCCAGTTCTTTATAACCAGATTGCAACTCCCTTGCTTTAGTTTGAGCGTCTTCAATTTTATTTATTCTGAACTCCTCCTCAATATGTTGTGTACAGGTAGGACAGACCTTATTCTCTGTAAAAAATTTATGTTCCGTAGTAATTGTTGACACTTTTTGAGAAATCTTACCTTTTAAGTTCCCAAGTTTACGAAGTTTATCTGTAGCACCTGTAACATCCCTCAGCTGCCCTTGAAGAGTTTCCATCTTATAGTTTAAACTCTCATTATTCAAAGCATACTCATTTTCTTCATCCAAAAGATTATCAATCTTTTTCATATTTGAATCTATATTTGCATTACCACGACTTTCAAGTTCTTCAATAAAACTCTCTTGCATAGAAATCTTTTCTTTGACAGATGTCTTTGTCAATTCAAATGTTCTAATCTCTTCCTTACAAGACCGAATCCTATCTTTAATCAAACTATTCATAGAGGAAAAGATCTTAATATCCAATAATTCTTCTACAACTTCTCTACGACTAGAAGATGGGAGTTGCATGAAAGGAACAAAGGAACTACTACCTAGAATCACAATCTGGGTGAAGGATTTATAGTTCATCTTCAGAACATTCTGTTCCAACCATTTCTGTTGGTCAATGGCAGAGTGTGATTGATCCAGAAGTGTTCCATCCCTATAGATCTCAAAAGTATTTGGTTTAATGCCTCTCACGACTTTCCAGTCAGTTCCATTGACATTAAATTCAATCTCTACCAGAGCTCCTCTCTCGTTGGTTGTGTTGATGAGTTGAGCCTTATTGATACGTCTGAACGCCTTTCCATATAAAGAAAAACACAGAGCATCAAGAATGGTGGACTTACCTGCACCATTGGTTCCGATGATAAGTGTTGTCTGATCTTTATCTAGATTTACTTCTGTATATTGATTACCTGTACTTAACAGATTTCGCCATCTAATCTTTTGAAAGAGTATCATAATTTGTTTTAGGAATCACAATGTCATTGGGGGTTATCACGGTGTACCTGTGATCATGAAGTTCACAGGTTTTAATCATCAATTCATCATCAATTTCAATAGTTTTCATGGAGGGAAATCCACAATCCTCTTCTAATTGTAATGCAAACCGAATTGCATCATCCTCTTCTAGAAACATATAAAGAATTTCATCCCCATCTTCATCAGATACTGAATATGCCCCATCCTTTTCTTTTCCTTTGATTGTAATAATATACATCAAGTCATCTCACAAGCTTCTTGATAAATTTCTCTGAGCAGATTTTGAACAGTTGATTTATCTAATTCGGTCTCTGATTCCTCAATATATCTATCAAGAATAGAAAAAGTATCTTCTGACTCTTCCACTTCAAAGTCCTCAGACTCTTGTATTTGAAAGTTTTCTACAATCTTAAGTTCATGTACGTTTGAGGAATATAGTTTATCAATAAGTTTTTCAAACTCTTTAATTCTTGGTTTGTTACGGACAACTACCTTAACAATCTTATTTTCATAAGGTCTTGTATCTATAAGTGATGCTGGTTCATCATCATAATATAAAACATTAAACAAATTGTAAGGATTATCTACATGAAAATGTTTTTGAGTACATGTATCAAAGACGGTAAATCCCCTTGAATCGCCAACATCTGTCCAGAACATTTCATAGGGGTTACCCAAGTAAAAAATACTACCATTATCCGATCTAGTGTGATAGTGACCACTAAAGACCTTAGAGAATTTTGAATATAGTTTACTGTCATCACCACAATCCATTACGATTGCTTTATTGACTTTAAATCCGTTTAACTCAAGGTGCCCCATCGCGACCGGACAAGTTGAACTTTTAATAAATCGATGAGTACTTTCTTCATTTTCTTTGTTAATCCACGGAATGAATAATATAGGAAGACCATCTAGTTCAACTTCAGTAGCAAAATCATATACATGCACATTATCATACTCACGAAGTAGAAGGTCAACCGCATTCACCTTATTAGTATTCTTGTAATATGCTGTATGATTTCCCACGATGGTATGAACGGTAACACCCATGTCTCTCAGACGATCATAATAATTGTCTTTTGCCCATGCTAATGCAGAGAAGTCAATACCCTTCCTACTATCAAAAGTATCACCCATATCAATCACAGTGGTGATACCATTCTCCTCTAGATAAGGGAAAAATACATTGTTATAGAAATCTAAGAAGTAATCATGAAAGATCTTAGAGTTTTTACGACATCCAAAATGCTGGTCAGTAATAATTGCTACACGCATCAATATCTTAACTTAGAGTGAACGCTATCTTTAATACTGTTATAGTCTGAATAATTATCACTATCAAGATCATTTGTATCAAAGACTTCATCAAAATTGGTCTTCTCCAGGATCTTGTTCTTGATCTCTAGTTGCTTCTTCTCATGTTGGATCCTTCTCAAGAACGCATAGTAAATAATTTGAGTGAAGTATGCAAATGGATTTTTGGATTTCTCAGGACTAAAGTTGTGGACGTATCTTACACAGTTTTCGATACCATCACAGATCATATCATCCTTGAACATGTAGTTCACGAAGTTGGGTTTATATGATAGGTGGTTTGCAATCTTTAGAAAACACTCACCAATGTACCTAGGAATGGGTGGTTTGGATTTGTCATTCAGCTTACAACGTTCTACGTCTGCAAAGTAGTTTTCAAGAGCTTCAAGGAACTCCTTATTATTAACATAGTGTTCGGAGTTTCTTCCTCTTCGCATAGTAGTCATCGGTTGGATTGGCATTATGATATAAGTAATTCTTTCAATATTATATCAGAAATTCATATAGTTGACAAGTATTCAAAAACCAAGTAGGATTAGGCTTGTCCGGGTTGATAAGGAAAGTATAGGTTATATAAATTAATTATCATTATAAAGTTTCTCTAGTGTCTTTTTAGCTTCTTTAA